AGTTGTCGTGACGTACCCAGATGGTTCAACAGATACTGTTGATGTGACTGTTAAAGTCGTAGATCCAAGTACAGACGCTGATAAGAACGAACCTAAGGTTAAAGACCAAACAGTTAACATTGGGGAAACACCTAAGGCAGAAGATTCAATTGAAAACTTGAAAGATTTACCAGATGGAACTAAAGTAGAGTTTGAAACACCAATTGATACCACAACAGCAGGTGACAAGCCAGGTAAAGTTGTCGTGACGTACCCAGATGGTTCAACAGATACTGTTGATGTGACTGTTAAAGTCGTAGATCCAAGTACAGACGCTGATAAGAACGAACCTAAGGCTAAAGACCAAACAGTTAACATTGGGGAAACACCTAAGGCAGAAGATTCAATTGAAAACTTGAAAGATTTACCAGATGGAACTAAAGTAGAGTTTGAAACACCAATTGATACCACAACAGCAGGTGACAAGCCAGGTAAAGTTGTCGTGACGTACCCAGATGGTTCAACAGATACTGTTGATGTGACTGTTAAAGTCGTAGATCCAAGTACAGACGCTGATAAGAACGAACCTAAGGCTAAAGACCAAACACAAGCTTTATCAAGTATCGCAAATAATAAAGATAGAGGAAATAAATTGCCTACAACAGGTGAGGATGAGAACCCATTCTTTAACATTGCTGCTTTGACAATTATAGCTTCAGTTGGTTTACTATCTATTTTAAAGAAAAAAGAGGATTAATCGTTTGACCTAAAATGTCATTAAACTTTTCGCCATTTATTGGTGTGAGCACTTTAACAAAGTTATCTCTCTCTCCAACTTAATTAACTAAAGTGTTTCAATTTTTCGAGATTAATTCTTGAAAAAGTCTATCGAGATTATGAATCTCGATAGATTTTTGATTTTGTATGTTAAACAATAAAGGGTAAGTATTCTAGAAATATTTGGTAAGCATCTAATAAGTTTAAAATATAGCAAATATTTAAAAGAATTGTTTTTATAATCTTCGTCGCGTATAATGGCACGTAGAAAGTTAATTTTGGAGGTAATTTAATGTCAGTTCAAAGTGTGCTTGAGTCCTTGATAATGATTAAAGAGTGGCAAGAGGAAACTTACAAATATTTTCATAGCCATCCCGAATTATCAATGCAAGAGAAAAATACTAGTCAATTTATTTATAAAACCTTGCTGTCTTATGGTTACCAAACTCTACGAATTGGAGGAGGCGTTGTTGGTATTTTAGAAAATGGAGATGGTCCTAAAGTACTATTTAGGGCGGATATGGATGCTCTGCCTGTAAAAGAAGAAACAGGATTGGAATATGCTTCTAAAGTAGTCATGAAAGACTTAGATGGTAAGACAGTACCTGTGATGCATGCCTGTGGTCATGATGTTCATATTGTAGCTGGCTTAGGGGCAGCTTGGGCTTTGGCTAATCATTTATCGGAGTGGCAAGGAACTTATATTGCTTTGTTTCAACCAGGTGAAGAAATAGCTGCAGGGGCTAAATCTATGATAAAAGATGGACTTTTTGAAAAGATACCTCATCCAGACTTAGCTTTATCACAACATGTTTTAACTGAACCCATTTCAGGTAAAGTAGGTACGCTAGCAGGGCCCTTTTTATCGAGTGCCACTTCATTAAAGATTACTGTGTATGGAAAAGGTGCTCATAGTTCAATGCCACATTTAAGTATTGATCCTATTATTATAGCATGTGATATTGTAATAAAACTACAAACAATAGTTTCAAGAGAAGTAAATCTATTTAAATTTGCTGTTGTATCTGTTGGTTCTTTTCAATCTGGTTTTAAAGCGAATATTATTCCTGACAAAGCAATATTATTATTGAATATTAGAGCTTACGATGAACAGATTCAAAAACAAGTAATTGATAGTATTAAACGTATTGTTAAATCAGAATGTGAAGTAGGTGGTTGCATAATTGACCCCAAAGTAGAAACTTACGATGAGTATCCCCTAACAGATAATGACCCCCAGATAACCAAGGAAGTCACGGAAGCATTTCAGAAATATTTAGGTGAGGATAGATAGGGTTTCTGCCTACCATCCAATGACTGCTTCGGAAGATTTTTCATATATTCCTAGAGCATTGGGAATCCCTTATCTTTATTGGGGATTCGGAGGTTTCACGAAAGAACAAGAGATTTATTCAAACCATAATTCTAAGTTTGCACCAGCTATTCAACCGACCTTAACAACTGGTACTGAAGCTGCAGTTGTGGCTATTTTACGGTATCTTGGCAAATAGAGAATAATTACATATTAAGTAAAAGCAAGGTATACTAAAATCTCCAAAGTCTGAATTGGCTTTGACAGTCTTTTGGATAAGTAAGTACTCGATAACAAGATATATATTCTTTCCTCTATTTCTCCATCATATTATAAGTAATAACATAAATAGAGCTTGCTCTAATGATCAAACAATCATTAAAAGCGTTTACAAAAAATGGTATAATACTCTTACTACATTCAAGTGAGGTTCAGTCATGTTCGATAAATATATTTTTGATACCTACTATGAGCAAATAGTCAAAACTGTTAAAGGATTTATTTTTAATAATAAAGATAATACTGATTTGTCTACATACATGGTGCCAGAACCGAATGGTTTTATTGAGTTTGATAATTTTGAGTTATATAAGATAAACTATGAAATTATTAATAATTGCGAATTAAATCTTGAAATCATTGTAATTGCTAATGTAATTGTTCGGCAGTATATCAAAGGTGAGATGGAGATTGATACTAAAACTAAGTTTGTGTCTGTATATGCTGAAGTAGAACTTGATTCTGGTATCAAAAACTTTCGAATTTACAATACAGAATTTAAATCAGATCAGTACAAAAAGTCCCGAAACTTAAAATTGAGTAAAGACTGGGTTCCATATATAAGGAAGAAGGACTTTGATGCTATTGCTGAAAAATTCTTAAGGAAGTACTATCCTCAAGCCCTGACTCAACCAACCCCTGTTCCAGTTGAGACAATAGTTTCTGAAATGGGACTGTCTATCCATCAAGAGAAACTAACTATAGATAATTCAGTTTTCGGGAAAATGGTTTTTAAAGATACTGATGTTGAGGTCATAGAGGATGAGCAGTTAGTTTCTGAGCATTTTAACAAAGGGAGTATCCTTGTAGATAAGGATGTTGTTTTCAAACGGAATGTAGGTTCGTATAACAATACGGTCATCCATGAATGTGTTCACTGGGAACTCCATAAAGTATTTCACGAAGTCAAGATGGTACTTGATAAAGACCACTCACAAGTTAGTAGCTGGACAGAAGAAAATTTAGCTGATTCTAGTATGTGGACGTCGCTTGACTGGATGGAGTGGCAAGCTAATGGAATTGCTCCCCGAATTCTTATGCCCAAAGTCCAAACTAGAATAAAGATTAGGGAGCTATTTCAAACTTTGACATTGGTTAATCCTGATATAAGTCGTTCTGAATTAGTGCAAGAAGTGGTAGACAACTTAGCTACTTTCTTTGAGGTATCTAGACAGGCTGCTAAAATTAGAATGATTGATTTAGGATTTAAGGAAGCAAATGGTGTATATAATTATCTTGATGATAGATATATGCATAACTTTGCTTTTGAACTTGAAGCATTTGATAAAGGAAGTAGTTATACTATTACTTCAAATGACTTGTGTTTTGAGTATTGTTTTAACGAGAGTTTTAGACAGATTATTGATAGAAATAAGTTTATTTACGTTGATAACCATCTTTGTTTAAAGGATAAGAAATTTATTTATATGACAAAAGATGGGCCAATTATGACTGACTATGCTTACGAGCACATGGATGAATGTTGTCTAATCTTTAAAGTAAAGTCTAAAAATTTCACCTCGATTTCTAATGAGACATACTATGATTATGTACTGAATAGAGGCGTAACAAAGGAAAGTGAGATTAAGGCTGACTTTGTAGATATTCTCCAGAATCCAAGTTTGATGGATCAGCTCCCTCCACTGGATATGATGAAACTCGGGAAAAAAATCTCTGAATTATTGAAAGAACTACCTTTTGAATTTTCTGGGACATTACGTAGTCATAGAAAGCGAAAAAATTGCACACAACCATTTTTGGCTAAGCTAGTCGGAATTACAGAACGAACGTTGAGAGATTATGAAACACTAGAAGATAATTTACCAAGGCTTGAGTTAACATTGTCATTTTGTTTTGCTTTAAAATTAAGACCTGAACTTAGTGACGATATGATAAAGAAAGCAGGTCATCAACTTACAATTTCTCCACCACACCAAGTATATAAAATGTTGCTATCAACAAGTTACTATAAACCCTTGGGTGAAATAAATTCAATATTACAAGCTGCAGAAATGAAAACCTTATAAACCATCACAAATTTGTGATGGTTTATTTTTTTGGTTTCAAAAAGCGGAAAGTCAGCTTCCGGTTTTGAGATTGAATTAGTATGATTTTACTACATAAAAATTCCAAAAATCTGTTGCCAAGGGCGTTTTAAGGCGGAAGTTTGGACTACCTGTTTTTGATAGAAGTAAAACTATATACTGAGAGAGTAAAGATTAATCCTACAAGTTATCGTCTCTTTAAAAATACTTTGTAATGGGGAATATTCCTACATTATTGGCTTTAACTGTGTTTTTAGGGAAAGCAGCTCAACTTATAAAGCCAGTTGACCATGATTAAGCAAAGGAATTGCTGATGTGGTCAAATACACAACTGAATATTGGTTTGTCATACTCTTTTTCTTTGCTTGCCAAAGAAACGGAGTCAAAAGCATGCCAATCAATGTCAACTTTTTCAACTACTGTCAAACTCAATCTTCATCAACTGGTGTGGAGCCATCAAAGGGTGAAGTACTAGCGCCAATGTTCGTTCAGGACTATTATATGTCCTCAGAATATTCAGGACTGATTCGTGGTACATTTCGACAATGCCGTATTATGAGTATTCCCATTCTAACAGCCTTTGTCCCTGTGGCAGAAGAGGAGTATGAACAAATGGTTTGGTGGTATAACAACTCAGTCAATGATTATCTCAAGGATTTTCGTAAACCTAAAAAGAATACTTTAGAGGTCTCCTCCTGGGAAGTCTTCACTGAAAAGCAGGATTTAGCAATTGCTGATGAAGGTATTGAACTATATCTAGTAATGGATCAACTGGACTTCTTGAAAGCTAAACTCGCAGCAACCAATTTCCAAGCACCAGAAATTTTAGATATGCTTTTTGAAGGTTATGAGAATAAAGAAATCTTCGAGTACCTAGGTGTTAAGAAATCTGCAGGCTATAAGAAAGTCAATAATGCCCAGAAAGAAGGGCTGAAACTTTACAAAGAACTCAACAAATAAAACCAAATCGCCATCTCAACTGAGGTGGCGATTTTTTGTCAGTCTTTTTGATAGAAGAGACACTCGTATCCATCAGCTCTGAGGTTAATATCAGGCATCCAGTATGGTGCTTTTCCCATCAAAGTTGCGATTTGCTCAAGATTTTGGCTCTGGTCACACTCAATGATGATTTCATCATGCACATGTCCTACAATTCTGAAGTCTTTCAGTTGTTTCATAGAGTAAGCGAGTATGTCTCGACTTATAGCTTGAATAATATTCTCGACAAATTTTGGACCATAGCTTTCAAGTCTCTCCCAACGTTTAGCAGTTCCTGTACCTTCGTAGGTGACGGACTCTCCACCAAATTGGTTTTCTCCCATTTTAGGTTTGACATAGGCGAGTTTGCGTCCAGAAGGAAGAGTAATAAATAACATCCCTTTTCTTACTTTGAATTGAATACCATGGGTTTCAGTTTGCTTTTGGTATTTTATTGCAGTCTTTACAGCTTTATCAACATCCCACCAAAAGAGTACGATGTTTGGGTTGGCTTGTCTCCACGAGTCCACAAGAGGCTGCAGCTCCTGTTCATCAAGCCCCATGTCAATAGCCCCCATGGCTTTAAGTGCCCCGACTGCTCCGCCATAGCCACAGGCCAACTCTGCAATTTTCCCTTTCTGACGCAAGTCTGCGTTACGTCCATGTTTCTCAACAGGCACTCCAAACATCTGGCTAGCTGACATACAGTAGATGTCCTTGCCTTGTTCAAAGACCATGCTTCGCCATTTTTCGCCAGCTAGGTGAGATAATACTCGCGCTTCTATGGCAGAAAAGTCACAGACGATAAACTTTTTCCCATCACTAGGTACAAAAGCAGTACGGATGAGTTGAGATAGGGTATCTTGCGTACCATAGAGGAGATCAGTTGCCTCTAAGTCACCAGTTTTGAAGAGGTCTCTAGCCTCTTTAAGGTCAGGAAGATGGTTCTGTGGGAGGTTCTGAAGTTGTACCAATCGCCCAGCCCAACGACCCGTTCGATTTGCTCCGTAGAATTGGAACATCCCTCTAGCTCGACCATCCAAACAAACACAGTTCACCATAGCTTGGTATTTAGAAACGCTAGATTTAGCCGCCTGTTGTCTTAACTTTAGGACTTTAGTTGTCTTTGCATCGACTACCTTTAATAGCTCTTTGACAGCTTTCTTATCAAGAGAATTAGTCGTTACTCCGTGTTCTCGTAGCCAGCCAATCATTTGAAGAACAGAGTTGGGATTTTCAAGCCCAGTAAGTTCTTTAAGTTCCTCTTGAATTTTAGATTTGCTTTCCTCGTCAATGGTAATAGCTGCTTTGACAAAGTCTACATCAATACCAATCCCACTATCATTGATATTTTGGTCTTGATGATACTCTTCCCAAAGAAAGTCAGGAACAGGGTGGTTACGGAGTTTATTTTTGATGGCTAACTCAACCTCAACGTCACGCTTGTTGTAGTTGATAAAGGCTGCCCACTTATCAGGTGCGTGATGAGGGAAGTTTCGTTTTCGTCCACCATTAATTTTGGTAGGTTTGTAGGGCAGGCAGAAGTAACGAATCACATCCCCGCCTTCTTTTAACTTCTGTTCTTTGAGTTTTAGAACTGTTCCGACTCCTTCAAGGGAGAGTGGAAGTCCAAGATATGCTGACCAAACTATGCTACAACGCCATGAGTTTGGAGACAGAAAGCCCTCGGACAATAATTTTGGATGATGTTTCTTTAGCCAGTTAGACAGACAGATGCGTTCAAATGAGGCATTAAAAGCCCACTTAATAATGGAGTCATTCACCAATGCTTGTAGGATTTGATCAGGAAGATTTTCTTTAGTTAGGTCATAAACTGTTACTGGACCATTGTCAACAGAGACTGCTAAGAGAAGGATTTCAAAAGAATCATCTTCTGCGTAGCTATAAACACCAGACTTTCTCAAATCTACCTCACAGTAGGTCTCTAAGTCGATGGATAGTTCTTTTATTAGCATAGCTTGTCCTTTCATAAAAAGGTGGCAGGAGTGGCTGCCACCGGAGGTGTTATCGGCTACGATGTAGCGGTGTTGTGTTGTTGCTATGATGTTTCTTTTCAGCCTTACGTTCTTTTTCACGACGAATATCATCACGGATGGTCATGTAGTTGAGGTACAGACCAAAGAATAGGTAAATGCCAATAAGTGAGTAAAAGAAAATTGTTTCAAACATATTTAGTCCTCCGTTCTTAGTTCAAGAAATCATCATCGTCATCAGTCGCAAAGTCGTCTTCAGCACGAGTACGTCCACCAAGTGGCTCTCCATCACGGAGTTTTTGCAAGTTATTCAAACCACAGGCGATACCCTTGTTACCGTTAGAGTTGAAGGCATAGAAGGAAATAGACGCACGGCCATAGATACCTGAGTAGAGTTCAGAAGTATCTATAATCTCTTGTCGATTAGCGTCCACAACCCCAGGCTTATGTGGTGAGTTGGCATTGACGAAGTAGGCATTGCGATAAGCTTCATCATCAGGACGCTCTAAGTCTCCATCACGAAGTGGAGTTTTAAGGATAGAAAGTGCTGGGACAGATTTTCCATTACCTTTGAGTTTGGACTCGCCTTCCTTGTAGGCAAGCTCAATGGCTGCTTTGATTTTATCGACAGTTTCAATATCATCCTTTGGAATGATAAGAGAGACGCTGTACTTTGGCGTGCTTCCGTTGATGGACTTAGGTTCATTGGCATTCAAGTAGCTGAAGCGTGTGTTTTTACCAGTGATTACTTTTGTAGTTTGTACTTTAGTTGTCATACGTTTAATCCTCTTTAAATTCATTAGTAGCTAGGTTCAATTCTTGACGACTGTCGTCAAGAGGAACGAGTGTTGGTTTACCGCTTTGTTTTACAATCAGACCACCAAGCAGGTCGTTAAAGGTTTTCTTGCCAAGGAGTTTAGTCATGGCAGTGATAGTTAGGAGTTTCTTTTCGTAAGGATCAAAGCCAGCATCCATCACAGCTTGACTGACGGCAGCTTCGTCTGAAAACTTACGAACTGAGCGTCCCTCTACTAATTTGTAGCCTGGAATGGAGTGTCCCTCAGTAGCTTCTTTCAAAGCATAGGCTTTGACATCGTTTGCCCATGAAACCAGTAAGTCCAGTTTAGGCAAAATCTCTGCAATATCCTCATAGTCTAGAGTAGCAGGATCCGCAAACTCCATCTTGGCAAGTGCTAAATTATCCTCCGCACGTTTGCGACAGACATTCTTAATCTTGCAGAACTGGCAGTGTTTACCAGATTTCAGTTCTCCCTCGCCTTTAAAGGCAAGTTCAGCTTTAGGTGAGAGCTGGTCTTCCGCCCATTCAAGCAGTTCAGCCTTATCCATTTCAAAGGTAGAGATATTGTTCTTCCGTGGTTGAAAGATAGTCATGGTGACATTATCAAAATCATAGATTCCATCGAACATCTCAAGAGCACCTAGGGCATAGCACATCATTTGTGGGTTGTGGTCGGCATCGACCAGAATGCCCAAACCGTGCTTGTAGTCGATCACTTGAAGAAGTCCATCTGCCACAATCAGACAGTCGCCAGTACCGAACCCTTCAGGTACCCATTTGGAGAAGTCCAAACGTTGCTCGATAAGTACTGTTGGGTCATGAGAGTAGTCTTTAGCTTTCTCGACCTGTTCCATGACGTAGTTGCGATATTCCTCGGCACAATTTTGCATCTCTTCATTGTAGAAGGACAGATCCTCAGTTGGATCACGCGCCTTTCTGCCTAGTGCCTTCTCAACAAGGTAAGCACAGAGCTCGTGAGCGTCAGTTCCCTCAAGGGCAAATTCAGAAGTAACATCTGGCATGTCCTCGGTTAAGCGAACAGAAGGCGGACAGTTGAGCCAGCGATGGGATGCGGAAGCAGATAGGACAGCATGGTTAGTCATGGCCAATTCCTCCAGCTTCTTCAAGAACCGCTGCGTAGTGCTCAGTTGCTAAGGCTGATAGGGATTCTGCACCATATTTATTGAGAAGAGCACGAACTTCGTTCTTGTAGCCATCTTTGGCTTTTGTCGCAAGGACGGAACGAACGTCTTCGAGTTTGAGTTCCTTTTGTGGTTTATGTTTTGGTTCTTTTGAAGTTGTTGTAGTTTCTTCCTCAGTAGAGAGGATCTTCTTGAACTCATCTACTAAGCGAAGATAGTATTTGGCTGTGCCTTCCATTTCATTAATCAGTTCATTCAGTTGTTTCATTTTGCTCATGTTGTCTTTCCTCCGTAATTTTCCGAGCGAGTAGTTTTGAGATAACGCTGATGGCTATGAGGGTATCAGCCACATCATCATCAGGTTCGATGTATGGTTCGTTTGCCATATTGGGTCCTCCTATCTTACTAAGTAAGGTTTTGAGTGGATTTTCCACTTTGGAAGAGATTTTTTTATTTTTTATCTCTTACACCATACTAAGTAGGGTTGAGATAAATTTTTCCGCCTGATAAGAAAAAATTTGCTCATCAAAAAAAGTTTCCTGTGCATTTAATAGGAAACTTTTATTTTTTTAGAAAAAATTTTCTGTTAGTGCGGAAAATCCTGTCGGATTCTTACTTAGTAAGTTAGGAAGAGTAATTCCTAATTCAACAACGAAAGATGGAGGCATGATGCATGCAATTTACCTTATCTCATTCAGGGCAATCTGGTGTTCAAACAACAACGGTCTACCCGCACCAAGTGACAATCACGGATGAAACTAGTCTAAAACGTATTGCTCAGTACGACCATGTGGCAGGATTGTTTTCCAATAACACTCGATCGAACGCTAATTTCCTTAAGTCAGATGTATTAGTCATGGATATTGATAATGACCATACAGAAAATCATGATGATTGGATTACAGAGGAATACCTAAAAATACTGTTTTCGGATTACCATTTTGCTTTGGTTACAAGTCGAAACCACATGGTTCAAAAAGGCAGTAAGGTAGCAAGACCTAAATTCCATATTTATTTCCAGATCAATGAAGTCAGTGATAAAGATGCCTATGCCTTTCTAAAAGAAGAGATGACGAATCGGTATAACTTCTTTGATACGAACGCCAAAGATGCAGCACGTTTCTTTTTTGGTAATCCCAATGCACAAGTTTTATGGAATGACTCATGGCTAACTATAGATGCTGATTTATTGGATTCATCATTTGATGATGAAGAAGATTTCGATGCAGATTTCTATCAACCACCAACAGGACCAATCACAGAAGGTAGTCGGAACTCAACCATGTCGGTTTTTGCGGCGAAAATCCTTAAGCGATTAGGTGTAACAAAAGAAGCACGAGACGGCTTTGATGAACAAGCTCTCAAATGTGTTCCCCCTCTTGAGAAAGCAGAGCTTGATACCATTTGGGGCAGTGCTGTTCGCTTCTATAACAAAACCATCAAAAACTCAAAAGATTATAAATCTCCAGAAGAGTTTCAACGTGGGGAGATGCAACCAGATGATTATTCAGATATCGGAGAAGCAGGTCTTCTCGCTAGAGAGTTTGGTGACAAGATTGCCTTTACTAGGGAAACAGACTACCTCGCTTACGATGGTAAGCACTGGGTGGAAGATGAGCAGTTAGCCATGCGTCAAATTCATCAGTTCCTTGATATGCAGCTAGAAGTTGCAGTAACCAAGCTTAATAATGCCACTCAAAAACTGAAGCAATCTGGTATTCCTGAAATGCTAATCCAACAAGGTGGTAAAAAGCTAGAAAATGCGATTGAGACACCAATTCAACTGGTTGCTTATCAGGACTATAAGAAAGCATTCGAGTTTTATAAGTTTGTTATGAAATACCGTGACTATCGAAATTTATCAGCAATCGCCAAAATGGCCAAACATATGGTTCGCATGAGTGTGTCTGATTTAGATAAGAATGAACTCTTACTGAATACTCCAGAGGCGACTATTGATTTATCACAAGGCTTGTCTGGTATTAGGGAACATGATTCTGCTGATTACTTAACCAAAATGACCAATGCCTCTCCGAGTGATAAGGGAGATGGTCTGTGGCAGGAGACCCTTGCGACCTTCTTTTGTGATGATACAGATCTTATCAATTATGTTCAAGAGATTGTAGGCATGGCTGCTATTGGTAAAGTTTATCAAGAGCATATGATTATTGCCTACGGTAGCGGTGCAAACGGCAAGTCTACCTTTTGGAACACCATTGCAAGAGTTCTTGGTAACTATTCAGGAAAACTCTCGGCTGAAGCTCTGACCATGAGTGTGAGACGGAATGTCAGTCCAGAAATGGCTGAACTTAAAGGGAAACGTCTTATCATTGCTTCAGAGATGAGTGAGGGAATGCGATTGAATACAGCCATGGTTAAACAGCTCTGTTCGACAGATGAAATTTTAGCTGAGAAAAAGTACAAGGCACCTTTCCATTTTGTCCCATCACATACGCTGGTTCTTTACACTAACCACCTGCCTAAAGTAGGTGCGAACGATGATGGGATTTGGAGACGACTGATTGTCATTCCTTTTAATGCCAAAATCACTGGTCGGTCAGACATCAAAAACTTTGCGGACTACCTTTACAACGAAGCAGCACCAGCTATCATGTCTTGGATTATTGAGGGAGCAGAAAAAGCCATCAAAGCAAACTTCAAATTGATCTTGCCACAAGTAGTTGCGGACTCTGTCTCAGCTTATCGAGAAGCCAATGACTGGATGGGTCAATTCCTTGGAGATTGTTGTGAAATCGGTGACCACTTGACTGAGAAATCAGGAGAACTTTACTCTGCTTATCGAGCTCACTGTGCTCGTATCAATGAGTACACGCGCAGCACGACGGACTTTTATACAGCTTTGGCAAACGCTGGATTCACCAAGAAAAGAACTAATAAGGGTGTCATGGTAAAAGGTCTACAGTTGAAATTAGAAGATGATTTTCTTGATTAACCGTGAAAATCAGTGAAAGTTGCTTTTATCATCAGAGGGTGTTGGTGTAAGCCGTGATAGTCAAGTCACAACTTAAATCTTTGAAACACGGAGAGTTATTATTCGTTGGTAGTGAGAAGAGTTTAGACAAAACTATCACGACTTTCACGGGTCTTAAAAAGTGCAAGTCGAGAAGGTCATATACAAAAGTTGTCATAGGGGATTTCAAAGTGCAGGTTTAGTAGGTCTTTTCTATAACTTAGATATAAAGAAAAATAAAAAAAGATAAAAAGAGGTATAGGAAAGTAATGTAACTGACTAGCGTGAACTGCACTTTTCCTTTGGCGATGTTTCTGACGGAAGGATTGGGTATGCGTGAAAAAATTGTTGAACAGAAGTTAGTGAGTGAAGTGAAAAAGCGTGGTGGGGTTTGTCCCAAATGGGTGTCGCCTTCGTTTGGCGGTGTGCCAGACAGGTTGGTGTTTTTACCCAAGGGTAAGTTTGGCATGGTGGAAGTAAAAGCCCCTGGTGGAAAGCCACGTTTACTACAAGTGACAAGGCACAAGATGTTTGACGGATTGGGTTTCAAGGTACATGTGCTAGATAGTGTTGAGAAGATTGGAGAAGTGCTAGATGAAATTGAGTTTACATGATTATCAAGAAGTCACCAAGGACTTTATCATAAGGACACCTTATGCGGCAGTCATCCTAGACATGGGGATGGGAAAGACTGCCACAACCTTATCAGCCATCAACGAGCTGATGTTTGACCGTTACGAGGTCTCAAAGGTCTTGGTGATTGCGCCCCTTCGTGTCGCAAACACGGTGTGGAGTGATGAGATTGAGCAGTGGGAGGAACTAAGACACCTCCGTTATGCCAAGATTGTGGGAACACCAAAACAAAGGCGAGCTGCCCTTGAGCAAGATGCGGATATCTACATCGTCAACCGTGAAAACCTCCCCTGGCTGGTGGAACAATGTAGTCCCTATTTCAAGTGGGATATGGTAGTTATTGATGAGCTATCGTCCTTCAAGTCTTGGCAGTCCAAACGTTTCAAGGCATTCATGGTCATGCGTCCCTACATGAAGCGTGTCGTGGGATTGACTGGCACACCGAGTTCAAATGGGCTTATGGACTTGTTCGCAGAGTTCAAGGTCATTGATGGTGGCGAGCGTCTGGGGCGATTCATCGGAGAGTATCGTAGTCGCTACTTCCGTGAGGGAGCTCGCAATGGTCAGGTGGTTTATAACTACCTCCCTATGGATTATGCGGAGTGCCAAATCTATGACAAGATTGACGACATCACCATTTCCATGAAAGCTATGGATTATCTTGAGATGCCAGAACTGATTTCGACCAAGAAGGTGGTTCATCTCACTGACAAAGAAAAATCTGATTATAAGCAGTTCAAGAAAGATTACGTACTTGCAGACCTTGAGAATGGCGAGGTGACTGCTGCCAATGCGGCAAGCCTTTCAAACAAGTTGCTACAAATGGCAAATGGTGCGGTTTACTCAAACGACCATCAAGTGGTGAGCCTACATGACCAAAAACTGGATGCTCTGGAAGATATCATCGAAGCTGCCAATGGTGAGCCAGTTCTTGTGGCCTATTGGTTCAAACATGATGTTCAGCGTATTGAGGAACGTTTGGTAAAGCTCAAGGTTAAGGGCACAATCCTTAAAACTGAGGAGGATATTCGTGAGTGGAATAAAGGGAAAATTTCTGTCGGCTTATTACATCCAGCAAGTGCTGGACATGGTTTGAACTTGCAAAAGGGTGGTCATCACTTGGTATGGTTTGGTTTGATTTGGTCCTTGGAGTTGTACCAACAAACCAACGCTCGTCTGTGGCGACAAGGGCAACAAGCAGATACTGTGGTCATCCAGCACATTGTAACGCAAGGAACTATTGACGAGGAAATCCTCAAAGCACTGGAAAGCAAAGACGCCCAGCAGTCACGGCTGATTGAAGCCGTCAAAGCACAAGTAGGAGGAATGAATGGATAGAATTGAGTATTTGATGAAAAACTATAGCGATGTGAAGTTGAAGCTTGCATTGGTGGAAAATCAACTTCTAAACTTTCGTCCCATTAGCGAGGAGAGTGTGATTCAGTCATTGGTTTATGAAAAACCAGATATGGAGAGGGTAAAGACTTCTCAGATCAATTCACGTTCAGAGACTATTGCTCTCAGTTTCAGAGAAAAATTGGAAAAAGAAAACAAGGAATATTGGGATAGTTTGATGGAGTGCTATCATTTTCTAAAGACTGAACTCGAGTTCTTTGAAAGTATGGTCAACCTTATACCAGATGACTTGAAGCAGTTTTCGAAGGACTTGATTTTCAATGAGATGAGCTGGGACGATATATCTAGCCACTATGAGATTAGTCGTTCCACAATTTCTTACCGTAAACGTAAGGTGCATCAGCAACTAAAGAAATGTTATGGTTGGATGAGTAGGAGTATTGATCTTGATGAATCAGCGTTTCAAATTCCTCTTTCGAACTAATTTCGAACTGTTTCGAACCAAATTTGTACCAAATTCGAACTGTTTTTATTTTGAGACTGTGCTATACTTAAGATGTCAAAAAAGATAAAAATTTTCCCAGTAATGACTGGATAACCTTCCGCTTGTACGGTAATATACAGCTACAAAAACAAGAGGAGAACCTATCATGAAAACGAAATTGACAAAACGCCAACAAGAAAAACTCAACGCTCTTTTAACAGCGATTGCTCAAGAAGAACTTTTGGTTGAAACCTTGGAAACACGAAAAAGTGATAACCTAGATTTCTACGATGTTTCGGTTTGGGGAGTTAAAAGAGCACTCGAGAGAGCCTACGAAGCAGGCCAACAATCAGTAAAATAAATCAAAGCCTAGCCCTCAAGGGTTGGGCTTTTTGCGTGGAGGAAAACATGATTTTTACCAGTGAACAAGTTTCAAGTGGACACCCCGACAAGCTCTGTGACCAAATCTCAGATGCTATTGTGACGAAATGTCTCAAGCATGATAAGAACAGCCGTGTGGCGGTTGAAACCTTAATCAAAGATAACCAAGTGGTTGTGGCAGGTGAAGTCTCAACCAAGCACTTATTTAACCTTGAAGGTATTGTCAAAAAGGTTCTTGAACCTTACGGTATGACAGATGTCATGGTGACGAACCTTCTTGGAGTTCAAAGCCCAGACATCGCTCAAGGTGTGGATAAGGGTGGTGCAGGTGACCAAGGGATTATGTTTGGTTATGCGACCGATGAAACACCTGAGTTCTTACCATTACCTTATGTACTTGCGACTCGAGTGCTTGAGAAACTGATGAACCTTGGTCATCCTGCCTTGGGCAAAGATGCCAAAGCTCAAGTCACATACGACTATGAAAACAAGTGTATCGAGACTTTCCTAGTGTCTATCCAACACGACGAGGAGGTTGACCTTGCCTCAGTCAAACGAATTGTCACCCAAGCTATGATGTCGGTTGCTCAACGCTACCGTCAGAACCTTGACTTCAGGGTTTTGGTTAACCCAACTGGTCGCTTTGTTCTTGGTGGCTCTTACGCTGATGCTGGTGTGACTGGTCGTAAGATTGTAGCAGATACCTACGGTGGCTTTGCCTGTCACGGTGGTGGAGCTTTCTCTGGGAAAGATCCAAGCAAGGTCGACCGTTCAGCCGCCTACATGGCACGGAAGATTGCAAAGGACTTTGTTCGTGAAGGGTATGCCAAACGCTGTGAAGTCCAGTTAGCTTATGCCATTGGGGTTGCGGAGCCTGTAGGTGTTTATGTGAACATCTTTGGGACAAGTGATTATCCTCTTGAACAACTAGTAGGAGTGGTTCGTGAACGCTATGATCTTACCCCACAAGGAATTATCAAGGAGCTGAATCTCTTGGATGTGGACTACACCAAGACCACTTGCCTTGGGCATTTCACCAAGCCTTATCTTCCTTGGGAGCAGTAAGATGCCACGTCGACCAAGCACCCCTTGCAAGCAGCATGGTTGTCCTAACCTTGTGACCTATGGAAACAAATACTGTGACGACCACAAAGCTAACTACAGCCTTGATGCCAAGTCAACTAAAGCCAAAGGTTACGATACTCGATGGAACAAGGCACGGCTTCGTTACCTCAAGTTCCATCCTCTCTGTGTTTACTGCCAAAGGAAAGGACGACTGACCAAGGCAACGGTGGTTGACCACATCACTCCCCACCGAGGTGACCAAGACCTCTTCTGGAATCCATCCAACTGGCAAGCCCTCTGTAAGTCTTGTCATGACCGAAAGACCAAGACGACTGACCGATATGTGGAGTATACTTATCGGCTCTAAATTTAGAGTTTCGTTACAAAAGTATCTAATTTTTAACCCTATGGGGGAGGGGGGATGAAATCTCTAAAACCTTGGGAGACTAAGACCGACGCCCCCTCAAAAGTGCATTTTCGCAAAATTCGTTAGGGGCATACCCAAAACAGTTAAAAAGTGCATTGAACCATTATGGTGTCAATCTTTCTAGCAGGGTAAGTATCGTTTGCCAGTGTTTGTTTTGGCCTGTTTTTGAAGGGATAAATACATGAAAAATAGAGAAATTAACCATTTTTAGTTCTTGGAGGAAAACAAATGAACGATAATCAGCGGCGAGGCATTTGGAAACTTAGGCGAGATGGATTTGGCTATGGTGCCATTGCTCAAATGTTAAACATGTCTCTTGGTTCGGTGAAGCAATATTGCCGTAGACACCCAAAGTTAAAAGGAATGGGTCAGTTTGTCAAGTATCAGCTTGATGAAGGAGAACGTTCATATTGTAAGAACTGCATGAAAAAGTTACACCATGCTGTCCAAGGCAGACCTAAAAAGTTCTGCTCAAATAGGTGTCGAGCTATCTGGTGGCGAAACCATCAAAGCCAACATGATAAAACCAAAACTGCATACGATGAATTGACTTGCCAAAACTGTGGCAGGTCTTTTTTATCCTATGCCAATCCAACAAGGAAGTTCTGCGGACACCCTTGTTACGTAGAACATCGATTTAGAAAAGGAGTAGTGCATGACAACTCAACCCAATATGGAAATTAAGGAACTCCCCCTAAGTGACTTAAAGCCGGCCTCTTATAACCCTCGAAAGAAATTGAAGAAGGGCGATAAGGAGTACGAAAAGATTAAACAGAGTCTACTCAAGTTTGGCTACGTTGACCCCATCATTGTCAATGACGATTTGACGGTCATCGGTGGTCACCAACGCCTAACGGTTCTTAAAGACCTCAAGTATGAAACCGCAAAATGCGTCATTGTCTCTCTTTCCAAGGAAGATGAAAAGGCACTGAATATTGCCCTTAATAAAATCACTGGTCAATGGGATGACCAGCTCCTCGCTGACTTGCTTTTGGACTTGCAAGAGTCTGATTTCAACCTTGATTTGACTGGGTTTGAGCCACCAGAGATTGATGACATTCTGTCCAACATCCATGACAAGGACTTGTCTGAAGACGATTTCGATGTGGATGAGGAGTTGAAGAAACCAACGGTCGCAAGACGTGGTGACATCTGGCAACTCGGAAAACACCGAGTGATTTGTGGTGACTCCACCAAATCAGAAAACTACGAGCAATTGCTGGGGGATAAGAAAGCCAATCTTATTGTGACGGATCCGCCTTATAACGTGGACGTTGAAGAGACCGCTGGAAAAATCCTCAATGACAATATGTCGGACAGGGACTTCTACCAGTTCCTTTTTGATATGTTCACTCAAGTGGAAAGTCATATGGAAGCCGATGCGTCTATCTATGTTTTCCATGCAAACACGGAAGGTCTGAATTTCCGGAAGGCTTTTAAGGACGCTGGTTTCTATTTAAGTGGGAGTTGCATTTGGAAGAAGAACTCACTGGTTCTCGGACGTAGTCCTTACCAATGGCAACACGAACCCTGTCTCTTTGGTTGGAAACAAAAGGGAAAACACCAGTGGTTCAGCGACCGTAAGCAGACAACTATCTGGGAATACGACCGTCCTAAGTCTAGTAAAGACCACCCAACCATGAAGCCTATTCAGCTTATGGCTTATCCTATTCAAAACTCATCCATGCGAGGAACGCTTGTTTTTGATCCATTTCTTGGTTCAGGGTCAACCCTCATGGCAGCAGACCAGACTGGTCGAGTTTGTTATGGGATTGAGCTTGATGAAAAGTTTGTGGATGTCATTGTCAAACGCTACATGGAGTCAACTAGTAATAGAGATGTGTCGGTACTCCGAAACGGTGAGACTTTGAGCTATGACCAAGCCTTAGAAGTAATGGAGGAACACTCATGACCCTAACCTTTCTTGATTTCTTTGCAGGAGTGGGTGGCTTTCGTCGTGGGTTGGAGTTGGCAGGGATGACCTGTCTTGGCTACTGTGAAAAGGACAAGTTTGCACGAAAGTCCTACGAAGCAATGTATGATACAGAAGGAGAATGGTTTCATGACGACATCACAAGCATTGACCCCACACGACTTCCAAAAGCAGATTTATGGACTGCGGGAAGCCCTTGTCAAAATGTGTCTATCGCAGGAAAGCGAGCAGGCTTATACGGTGAGCGAAGTGGACTCTTTTTTACATTTGTTGACCTCCTCCAGAGCCAAAAAGAAGAAGATAAACCCGAGTGGGTACTCCTTGAAAATGTTAAGGGACTTCTATCAAGTGGCGGAGGACGAGATTATCTCGACTATCTCTCTATCCTGGACCAAGCAGGGTATGACCTCGAATGGCAAGTGTTCAACTCAAAAGATTACGGAGTTCCCCAAAACCGAGAACGCATCTATACTCTCGGACATCTTAGAAGCCGGGGTCGACGACAAGTATTACCTCTCAGCGGAGAAAGCGGTAGCCATCTTAAGCAACTTATAGGTGGTATGCAGAGCTACCGAGTCTACGACCCTAGTGGCATTGCCACAACCCTTGTTGGTGAGGGTGGAGGACTGGGAGCTAAGACAGGTCTTTATCTGATTGACCAGTCTTTGACTGAATCAAAGCTAACTGATGAAGCACGGTGTATCACCGCTCGCTACACGGCAGGTGCTACAAAGAGAACTGCCATGAACTCTGGTGTCCTTGAAGTCCAACCCATTCTAACACCAGACAGGGTAATAAAACGGCAAAATGGCAGACGGCTTAAGGAACAGGATGAGCCGATGTTTACTCTTACCTCTCAAGACCGACATGGTGTTCTTGAGGGTATCAAGGTCAGAAATGGCACAAAGCAGGGCTACCAAGTGGCAGAACTTGGAGATTCAGTTGATCTTTCCTATCCAGGCTCACAAACGAGACGAGCTAAGGTTGGGAAAGGCATCGCCCACAATCTATCTTGTGGTGGACGGATGGGAGCTGTGGTTTGGAATGGTCGAGTCGTAAAAATCAGACGCTTGACTCCACGAGAGTGCTTCAGGCTCCAAGGCTTTTCAGATGACTTATTTGACAAAGCTCAGGCTGTCAACTCTGATGCCCAGCTCTACAAACAAGCTGGTAATGGCGTGACGGTAACGGTGGTTTATACTATTGGGAAGGCCATTTTATCTGCTTAGACTAGTAGCTAATCACTGGATATAAGGTGAACCTTACGGTAATATGCTGTTACCAAAAGACAAAGGAAGTCAAAACGATGACAAAAAATGAGTTCAACGAAATTATTGATAGCTGCTTTATTCACCTAACTGTAATGAAACAACATTACACTAAGCCGAGAAATTATTCACTAGATGTGATTGAATAAGGAAATCTTGACCAAATTAATGATTTATTGAATGATATTACAAATGGTATCGAACTTGGTGGGTTTAACGAACTGGAAGCCCGCTATATTTACGAAGACACCGAAGTGTTATGGGCCGAGGTATCTCAAACCTTTGTGAGATAAGGAGAAGCAAATGGATGATAAAACCCTTGAACGGTTAAGAAAAACATACCCAACTGGTACTCGAGTTCGTTTAGTGCATATGGACGCCCCTTACAGTGTTCCAATAGGTATGCTAGGAACAGTAGAAGATGTGGATGATATTGGATCGCTAATCGTTTCTTGGGACAATGGGCAGAGCTTAAACGTGTTGCATGGTATTGATAGGGTGGTTATTGTAGAACCAAATAGGCATGATTTTATAAGAAGTATTTATTGCTATTTAAGAGCTGGGCACAATGAATTTGTTTTTGATAGTGGTGATATTCCTGTACAGTTAACCCACGAAGAAGTCATCACTCTTATGACTAGTACGCATCCGCAAACTGAAATTGATATCTACATTGATGAATGTAATCATTTTAATCTTAAGCCGACAACTGTCTTGACGAAAGAAGAAATAGAAAAGGCAATACAAGAATAGACAAGGTTTCGCTAAGAAGCCTTTTTCTTGTGCCAAAAAGGGGGTGAGACCGTGGCAGTTAGAGGGCGAAAACCAAAGCCTACAAATTTGAAAATACTTGAAGGAAACCCTGGGAAACGACCTCTACCTACTAACGAGGTTAAACCCAAACAGAAAGCCCCACGTTGCCCACAGTGGCTCGAAGACGATGCCAAGAAGGAATGGAAGCGGATGGGCAAAATCCTCGAACAGATAGGGATATTAACGGAGATGGATATGACAGCCTTCGCAGGCTATTGCCAAGCCTATGCCCGTTGGAAGGAAGCCGAAGAGTTTCTCTCTAAACATGGGTCTATCATCAAGACTCCAAATGGTTATCTCCAACAAGTGCCACAGGTATCTATCAGCCAGACCAATCTGAAAATCATGCTTAAGTTCTGTGAGCAGTTTGGTCTGACACCATCAGCTCGTAATCGCTTGGCGACCATGGACGCAGAGGTTGGCACTGGTGATGAGATGGAGGATTTATTAGGAGGTGTTTTATGACCTATCACTACGAACCGAGTCCCTTTATGCTTCCGACTTCTCGTTACGACAAGGCAAAGGCAGATAGAGCAGTGACCTTTATTAATAACCTATCTCATACCAAGGGGAAGTGGGCTGGGAAGAAATTTGATTTGTTGCCGTGGCAGGAACAGATAGTTCGTGACCTCTTTGGGATTGTTAAGGAAGATGGCAATCGTCAATTTCTGACAGCCTATATCGAGATTCCAAAGAAAAACGGAAAGTCTGAACTGGCCGCTGCTATTGCTCTTTACCTTCTTTATGCAGATAATGAAGCCAGTGCGGAAGTTTATGGTGCAGCATGCGACCGTAATCAAGCCTCGATTGTTTTTGATGTCGCAAAACAGATGGTTCAGATGAGTCGTCCGCTAGAGAAACGTTCCAAGATTATGGCAGCAACCAAGCGGATAGTGAATTATTCCAATGCTGGATTTTACCAAGTCCTCTCAGCTGAGACAGGAACCAAACACGGACTCAACGTGTCAGGTCTTGTCTTTGATGAAATCCATGCCCAACCCAATCGCCATCTCTATGATGTTTTAACCAAGGGTTCTGGTGATGCCAGGGAACAACCCCTCTTTTTCATCATCACAACAGCTGGAACGGTTAAAAACTCCATCTGTTATGAACTCCACACCAAGGCACTTGACATTCTTAAAGGTCGAAAGAAGGACACGTCCTTTTATCCAGTGGTTTATGGATTGTCTGATGAAGATGATTGGAATGACGAAGCCAACTGGCTAAAAGCCAATCCCTCACTTGGTCATACCATTGGGATTGACCGTGTTCGTGAAGCCTACCAACAGGCTCTTGATAACCCAGCTGAAGAGAATGTCTTTAAGCAACTCCGTCTCAACATGTGGACGAGTTCCCATGTGG